AACTGATTCCATAAAATATAGTATAGAATTTGTGAAAAAATCGAAAAACTTTATTATAGATCAATACGGGGAACCTTATGTGTCCAATACAATATTTGCTCTGGTAAATAAGACCACCTCCACTCCCACAACTAAACAATCCAGCAAAAATAAAAATGGTAAACAAAATCTTGCTCAAGAAGCACATGAGGCTATACGTCCAACTGATATCAATAGAACTTCCTTGCAAATCAATAGTAAAATAACACCAACAGAGTTGCGATTGTATTTGTTAATTTATAAAAATGCGTTGGCATCTTGTATGTCAAAAGCAGAGTACACAAAATTAATACTTACCTTATCTGCACCTTTAAACAATGCATACAAAACTGATGTAGAAAAAGTTGTATTTGATGGTTGGAAAAAAGTGTATGGGGTGGAGGACAACGGTGTAAACTATCAACGATTAAGTTTAATAGAAAATGGCACTACGATGAATTATGATAAAATCAACAGTGATATGACTGTTGTCAACTTAAAACAACATCATACGGAGTCAAAATTAATCCAATTATTGGAGAGAAAGGGTATTGGTAGACCTAGCACGTATTCGTCTATTATCAGTAAAATTCAAGACAAGGGTTATGTTGGGAAAAAAAATGTGCCTGGTAAAAAGTTGACATGCAAAAATTATGAATTGGTTAAAGATGAAATTGAGATTAAGACAGAAGATAAAGAATTTGGACAAGAAAAAAACAAATTAGTATTAGAGTCTACTGGACTGTTAGTGATAGAGTTTTTAATCAAGCATTTTGGGGAATTGTTTGAATACGATTATACTAGAAACATGGAAGTTATGCTGGATAATATCGCAAGTGGAAATACACAATGGAGTGATTTGTGCAGAGATTGCAATACAACATTGGACAAATACATAAAGCAGATTAAAAAAACAGATAAACCGGTCATTAAAATAGACGAACATCACACATATACTATTGGAAGATATGGACCTGTTATAAAGTGCGACGATGAAAATGGAGTTAGTTTTAAACAAATTAACAAACGCCTTCAAATTGATTTTGAAAAATTAAGAAATGGAGGATACACATTAAACGAACTTATGTATCATAATAATTCGAACACAGACAGCGGCAACAGCGACAATATTACCCCCAACTTCAATGGAAATAAGATTTTGGGAGAACACGATGGAAATGAAGTAGTATTGAAAAATGGCAAGTTTGGCGTATATGTTACCATAGGAGGAAAAAATACATCACTTAAGTATCTCGATAAACCAATAGATGATATCAAATTAAATGATGTTGTAGAGTATATAACTAAAAAGGGAGGTTCTTCTTCTTCTTCTAATATTATAAAACAATTAAGCACTGAAGTTAGTATTCGCAAAGGAAGATATGGTCCATACGTATTTTACAAAACGTCCAGTATGAACCGTCCTAAATTTATATCTATGAAGGGAGTATCTCCTGAAGAAGTAACATTGGCATGGGTAGAAACAAAATTAAACGAGTAAATACATACTCATACTTAACAATATATCAAGCGTGACAACGCAACATAACACAAAAACAAGTATATTTATTTAAATATACTTGTTTTTTTTTATTTTATAATTGAGTAAACGATTCAAACAACCAAGGTAGGTTTTCTGCTGCAGATTTACTTACAATGGTAAGTGCTCCTAATACATAAAATACAGCAAGAGACCGTGATTGTGTATCTACTCCCGAGGTGATAAACTTTTTTATAATTTTAAGCAGTGTTTTTTTAACAGTTTCTATTCCACCGTTGAAAATGTTTCTACTAAAACGGAACGGATAACCCAATTCACTTGGGTAAATCTTTTTTCTAGTTTCAGAGTTTAACTGTGCTCTATAATCCCATACATCAATTATTTCTTTCATAAATTTACTCAAACCGTGCATATTTAAATTCATAATCCATTTGCTATGTGTAATAAATCCAAATGTGTCTATAATTTGAAACAGTTCAATCGCATTAAATTCATTTTGTTTTTTTAAAGTTGCACCGTATTCGTCATTATCAATCATAATATTGATATCGATACCCGATAATTTTGTATATTTGACAATATTGTATAAGTCCTTATGAAGTGTATCTGGAAATGGTTGTCTATTAAACGGATTAATAAACGCCTTGTTCGATTTTCTGGAGTTGTTCGATCGGGATGGTTTCGATTTATTATGTTCTTTAAATAAGTTATACAGTGAACATATATCAAAACAGTATGTATGATTTTTTACACCAGAAGCAACGCACATAACTTGTGAAATATTTAAATTGGATATTGGTTCTAGGGTTAGAAAATCGATATCGTTGGTAGCATTTTTTAAAAGGTGTATATTTTTAAGTTTCATCATTTTTTTTACAATCAATCCTCGAAACAATGATTGTATTTTAACAGCATAATAAGAAAGTCTCATATTATTAAACAATCGTTTTACCAATTCTCCTTTATTGCCACTTACTTTGTATTTGTAATGCTTGCACATTTTCTTTAGTTGACAAACATTATAATTGTATTGTAGTATATCTTGATATTCATTTATACGTAGGATTCTAAAATCACAACTATTAATTTTACGTTTTTTTTTGGTAGTGACAATATCTTTGTATAAGTGATGTTGAATATATGTTTTTGGGGATACCAAAGAGGTTTTTTTATTAATAGATTTAAACTCATTTTCAAATTCAGTATTTATCATTAGTTTAAACATTTTATATATATTTATACTATTTTTATAAATCATTAGTAAGAGTTGGTTGACCACACGACGATAACATGGATTGTCCCTTAAGTAATTGAAAAATATATTTAAATACAACAATTAAAATACATTTAACTATTATGAACCGACTATATATTTTATACCATAAATCAATTCTAAATGTAAATAAACTTATCATGAACTTATGCTTGATATGTTATGTATCTCAATCCATGGAAATAACAAAATGTAATAAAATGTGGGGAGTAACTCAAGACGCAAATGGAGAAATGTTATATAAGGTGTCAATGTACATGTGTATTGAAGACCCATACAATATTTATAAAAGTACATACCTAAGGTCGTCTAAGTCAAGTGATACAACCCTATCAAATTATTCAACAACCATTGAACCGACGACTACAACAACCATTGTTCCGACGACTACAACAACCATTGTTCCGACGGATGTTATCACTAGCGCTGGTATTCCTAATATAAATACAACCAATATTACTTTCTTGTTTGAAAATAAGTCTCAACCAACAAATGAAAGCGCAAATAGGACCAATCCTACCAGTTTTAGAACGCAACGGACAAATAAAGAAATTACGCAAGTTAATCAACAAACAAACATCTTACATATAATATTAATTATATCGGGGATAGTTCTTATTCATATTATTGCGGTTGGAATAATTTATTATAAAAAACGACACCGAAAAATTCAACAAGATAAAAGTGGTTCTCACTTAAATACGCCTATTCGCAAGCATCAATTGAAACCATTTGCCAATGAAGTGCCGTCCAATTTCAAACCAGATGAAAATATCACAATGCACAAAAAAAAGCATCCCATAACAAGGGTATTAAATAAACCGTCATACACCACAAGAAAAAAACCATTGGCAGTAAATACACTATCCAAACAAAGTAGAACATTAAATATTAAACATGATGCATTAACCCCAAATACCAAAAAAATATTAGATGAATCAAAGCGTTCTGTGAAAACATGGTATAAAAAAACATTTCCGTCTGAATTAAGACAATCAAGTAATGATATCCCATTACCCCCATCCTATGCTATCACACCGTCCTTGCCAGATAGAAACGGTAATGTAAAGTTAATGGTAAATCAAAAAGAAGAAGATATCCGGAGAATCGATGAACATCAACCCTCTTTTTTTGCTCGTTAATAGATAATAATAAATATATTATCTATTATAAAATTTATATGGTATGACCATGTTATTTACAGAATCGTTCAATAACTAAATTCTCAAAAATTACAATAATTTATAAAATTGATTTAAAAAAAATACAATATAATTAATGTATAATAATCATGAGTTCAGTAAGCTATTTAATCACCAAAGCAAAATCCTTCAACCCCGACGCGGTTACCTATAAACCTGCTCTTAATAACAAGAGAGGTGGTAAGAGCGTTCAGTTAAACCTATCGGGTCAACCAATTGTCCTACAAGTTCCTCTAATGCTAACATGGGGAGTTAATGAGAGAGTAGATGAACAAAGTGGACGCGTAACATATGATATGGCGTTGGATTTTAGAAACGAAACCGCATCTGTTCTAAAATTCAAGGATGCGATGGCTCGATTTGAAGATAATATTAAAAACGACTGTATTAAGTATTGTAAGGAATGGTTTGGAAAAACGAAGATGAGTCGCGAACTGGTAGACAATCTAATGTATCCGATTCTCAAGTATCCTAAGTTGAAGGATAGTGATGGAAATTATACAGATGAATCCGATTACAGTCGTTCGCCTACCTTGAAGGTTAAACTACCATATTGGGAAGGTCGATTTAATGTAGAATTGTATAATTATGATGACAAGAAACCATTGTATTTGCCTCCCCGAAGAGACGAAGAAGCAACTAGTAGTCCAGTCGAATGTATTCCTAAGGCATCTCACGTAAATGGATTGATTGCCTGCCAGGGTCTCTGGTTTGCCGGCGGTAGATGTGGTGTAACATGGAAGTTGGTTCAAGCATGTGTAAGACCACCTGCTAGATTGTTGGGGACAGCAACTTGTCATATCGAAGACGATAGTGATGATGAAGAAATGGAAAATAATTTGGCAGAAAAAGAAACAGAGGATACAGATAATGGGTCCGTAGAAGTTGATACACCTGTTCCTTCCTTTAAAGATTCAGACGAAGATGAGGAAGAGGAGGAAGAAGAGGTAAAACCAAAGAAGAAGAAGAAGGTGGTTCGTAGAAAGAAGCAATAAATTAACAATAATACAAATTTAATAAATTATTAATAATAAGTTAATATTGAGTTAAAAAATACATAAACATATTTATAATTTTTATGTATTTTTATTTATAATTACAAAAGCAATGTAAATTCTACAATAATATTACTCCTTTTATTATTATCATATAAATTTTGTTTGTTTGGTATTAGTTTTCCTTCATTTTTAAAAACAATAAACTGTGGATCTTTTGTAATTGTAACTTGGTCTGCTTGAATATCAAGAGTCTTATCGGTCAGTGGAACAGTGACATTTCCTTTTTTGTATAATTCAATTATGGACGCGCTAAATTTAACTGTAATATCATGATTCGCACTTATAACTATATTATCTGAAATGTCGGGTATATTTTTAATAATCATGTTGTCTACTAAAATTTCATCGTGCCATAAAGGTATATAATGCGTATCTTCTCCTATATCCAACTTGTAAATATTATCATTTAAAATATCGTTCATTGAAGGGTTCAATAAAATAATATTATTGTTTTTAATTTTATTTTGAATAACTTCTTTGTATTTAACCAACTGTTCGTCAGATAAACAAAATGAGTCCTTATGTTGGGAGAGAAAAGAGTAAATTAATCTACATTTCTCAATATTGAGTTGTGCAAACACTTTTAAAGAATACGCGTCACACTTCTTTAATATAGTCTGTAATGTTGTTTTAATAAATAAATTATCAAAATGTTCGTATCCTGTTCGGTTTTTAATCATTGTTTCTACAAACGATACAAACATATTTTCAAATGTGTCGTGATCACTAGACATAAACGCGGATGAACTTATTCCATTAGTGCCTGTTTTTTCGACGTGTATAATAAAATCATATGCTTCCTTTATTTCATTAAACCGTTGTGGGTCACCACCTTTATCTGGATGATGTTTTAAAGCAAGTTTATAATACGATTTTTTTATCAAATTAATTTTATCCTCCTTTGTAATTTTATCCTTTATCAATGAGGGAGAGATGTGTAATGTTTGACTTGCGGTTATATAGTCAAGTTTCTGTTCCATTTATTCTGTTATTTTTTTAGAATAAGGTTGATTTACTGATATACATAATTTATAAAAAATTGCCTCTAAATGGAAAATAGGTCTATAATTATTATTATATTGCGAAAAAAAGATATTTATATCATACAATAATTGTTCCATGTTGTTTACATTTAATCGTTTTTTACATACAAAATGGTTGATGGTATAAAACAAAAAATCAGAAATATCAATGTCAAAAATAAGCAAGTTATATAACAAATCTCTAATATCATAATACTTCATTTCGTCTAGATGATTTATCGCGTAAATAAGTTTTTCAATATGATATAGACTGATTTCATGTAATTTGGTAGTATTAAATAATAAATTATTTATATTGGTAACATTATATGGTTGAGACAGTGTATTCTCTAACAAATCTTTGTTTATCTTGTATTTTTTATTGCGAGACGTGTGTGCTTTAATGCATTGTAAATAAGCGGTTTTTGTTGGTCGTTTTAAATTAATAATTTGACAACGAGATAATATATTATCTGGAATAAAACTTATATGATCGCACAACAACACATACTGGATTTTAATTTTCTTGTGGTGAAGCGATTGCATATAAGTAAAAAAAATATCCAATAATTCTGAATGAATTTTGTGAAAGTTTTTACATAATACGATGCCAAATTTAGACTGTCTCATACTTATTATCTCAACTATATGATAAAACAAGTTATTAAATAACACTTTTGAATTACAACCCAACAACTCCATGTCAATTTCAAAGTGAACATCACTTACTTTAAAAATATATTCCTTTTTATTTTGAAACATAAATGTCATCTTTTTATCGTATTTACAGTTGGTGGGACTAAAATATTTTATATATTTAAGTGCTTGAGAATATTTACCAATTCCACTAGGTCCATACAAAATAATATGTTCATTTATAATTTTATCCTTTGTTATGTGTTCGTGTAAATCATACTTTTCTACTTGTTTGATATAATCGTCAAATTTATTATTCATTGATTATTATTATCAGTATAATGTTTTATTTTTAAACTTAAATAGAATATTAACTTTATCTTTAACTGAAATACAAAACTTAAACGCAATATGCTTTATTAATACAATCATGACAACCGAATATTTAGATACAACTCAATTATTTAATGAAGCATCCTTACGATTGGAAGATATTAAGTTAATACAACCAAATGTATACAATTTATGGAAGGTTTATTTATACAAAAAACACAACGCTTACGTAAAGTCTGTAAATGAATGTTTAACCATGTTAAATGAAATAGATAATATCAATAAACCGTTGACAATTAGTGATTTACAAACACTCGCTATTTTAAGAAGAGAGTCCATGTGATAATACCAATAACAATAACAACTATATTAATAACAATAACAACTATATTAATAACAATAACAACTATATTAATAATAATTTAAACACATTAAAGTGTAATATGTTAATATGTATTTAACTATACCAACTACTGATTTTGAAATAAATAATGTAATCATAAGTGATAAATCCAAAAACAATATAATTGAAAATAGTTTTTTTTACAGAATGTACTATTCAAATTCCGTGTTTTCAACCAATGGTATTTATATAAAATTTAACTTGTATGATTTAGACGTAGAAGAATATTACAGTAAAATCAAGTGTAATTTTTCACGATACGACGAAAGAAATAAATTAGCAATACGTCAACTTACTAATATAGAGCATCAGATATTGAAAAATTATATCCAATTGACCCAAAATCCGGTATACACAATACGCGAACAACTAATGAATTATTACATAAAACTATATCACAAAGACACAAATCGTATTATAGGACGGTCATCTAAACTAACTATTATTCTTAAAATATCCGGATTATGGCTTACTAACAAAGAACACGGATTAACATTTCGTTTTATTATAGTGGATTCGAAATAACGTATATTGGTATAATGTAATATAATGAATTATATTGTATTATGTATTATTTGTAACTATATTTATCGACCTTTTTCTTTTCAATATCGACTTTGACGTCATAAATTAAAAATGCGGTAATAACGCCTATTAATATAGTAATTTCGCCAAACAATGGTTTTTCCATAATAGTTCTAAAAATAGTCATTAATAATTGTGCGGCAATTGATATAATTACAGTTGTATTTTTTGTTTTAAAATTCTTGGGAATTTCTTCACTAATAAATAGTGCCGGCGACTTCATAACGATTAATAAATAAAAGACTAACTGTCCTATAATGATAAATATGTCAAAACTATTGTAAATAGAAAGAAATACCTTTTTAATAATATTTATTACACCCGCACTTTCCTTAAATGCTTCTGATAATTCTTTAGCAAACCGAAGCGTATTTCCAAGAAACACCAGTCCAATAATACCCAAAAACCCAATAACAAACCCAAATAGAGTATTGTTTATTTTAAACCCAAATAGAATAGATACAATTGTATTAATTATAGTAAGAGCAACTAAACCCAATCCAAATTTATTCATGATATATTACGATTAGATATTTTATTAGGTTAAACGATATAAATTTAAAAATAATATATATATTAAATTTATATAATAATGCACCCTATAATAAAACCAGGACAAAATTATGTAATGCGCAAAGAAGTGATATCGATACATGGGATAGACAAAGACGTATCCAAATGGCCAACCAATAATGAGTTTGAAATATCTCTCCCTTATCCTATCCAAAATGTAAGTTATATAAAGTTAAAAGACATTACACTTCCCAATTTTTTACATAACATAAGTGAACGAAAACAAAATTCTAAAATGCGAATTCAATACGCCAATCCAACGTTTGGATCGGGTTTAGACATTAATACGCACACTGGCGACGTTACAGAAACCATACAAATCCCTGATGGTTATTACACACCAGTAAAACTAGCCAATACGATTCAAAATGTTCTTAATCGTTCTATGTACAATCAATTTGATCTTGAACCATTTAAGGTGAAATACAATGAAATTACCAATAAAATTTTGATTGGTGTAACCGAAGGACAATTTAAATTGTTGTTTACATACAAACATACGTTTACAAGTGGTTCCAACTGTATTTACAAACCTAAATTCACAAATTATATGGATTGGGGATTGGGTAGTATTTTAGGATATGAAAAGCAAGATTATACAGGTACCATTTTTGATGTAGCAACCGCAGATCGTTATACACAATTAAAAACAGGATTAACATTAAACAACGAGACAGTTGCTTGGTTGATACCATCCAAACAACACAGCTCAGCAAAAACAACGGTTGCATATTTGAAATCTCCTCATGCGGTTAATACACAGAAATACGATGCGATGTATGTTGAATTAGACCAACACAACTATATTAGTGAAATACAACCATATTCAGACAATACAATTTCTAGTTTCAATAACGACTTGGTATTTAAAAACAATAGTGCTTTTGCTAAACTTTCTTTGGTAAAAACAAATATCGTTCAATCGTCGATTGTTGCCGACCAAATGTTTCATATGATATCGTTTAATTCGAGTGAAATAACCAGTAATTCCCATAATTACACCCCTCCTATTAAATCATTGAGCAAACTAAAATTTAAGTTTCGCCACCATGATGGATCCATGGCGGAATTCGATAAATCATCACCATCACTAACTTTAGAAATAGGATGCTTAATGGAAGAATACAAACAAATTGGGACAATTCGAAATCAATATTAAAATTCCCAAAATAAGTATAAAAATAAACGCACAAAAAATAATAATTTTAAACATAAAATAAAATTTTAACTGGAGTGTTCGTTTTAAAATAAAAATCATTTCTTAAAAATAATATATTTTAAGAAATGAACTTAAAAAGAAGTATCAATAATAGATTATAAGATGCCAAAGAAAGTTTCCAAGAAAACCAAAGCCCCCACCACTGCCCCTGCTTCTGTAAAAGCAGCAGCAGTTAAATCAGTTGCTAAGACTGTTAGTAAGACTGTTACTAAAGCAGCTGCTCCAGTTGCAGTTGCTGCTCCAGAAACGGTAGAGGTTCCTTCTCTAGCCGAACAATTTACGGATTTGCTAAGTCAGTTGTCTTCGTTGCGAACTCAACTCTCTTCTGTAACCACTCAAGCACGTGTTCTTGCGAAGCGTTCGGAACGCGAATTGAAGCAAGCACTAAAGGCAAGTAAGAAGAAGCGTAAGACTGGTAGTAAGGAACCAAGTGGGTTCACTAAACCAGCACAAATTAGTTCAGAATTGGCTGCTTTTCTAGGAAAGGCAGTAGGAACTGAAATGGCGCGCACTGAAGTAACAAAGGAACTACAAAAGTATATTCTTAGTCATAAACTTCAAGATCCAGCAAACCGTCGAAACATCAATGCCGACGCTAAGTTGCGAAAGTTGTTGGGAATGAAGAAGTCGGACAGTCTTACTTACTTTAATCTCCAGAAGTGGATGAAGCCACACTTCAAGACCAGGACTCAGTCTGTTTAACTTATTCTTATACAAACAATCAAATCCATATCTTACTGAATTAAATAAAAATTAATTATATTTATAGTAATATCATTATAAATATTATCAAATCAACATGCTTGCACTACGGGAATTGGAGGATAAATAAAGTTATCTTGTTCTAATAATTTATATACTTTATCAGTATCCATATAACTAGATACAATTCCCGTTTTGTCAAATAAGTTATCTGGTATGTTATACATATCATATACTTTCTGCAAATAATCACTTTCTTTTTTTAACATAAATAATTTGGTCATAACATATTCAATAAATGTGACATAATTATGCAACTGCTGTTGTTTTTCATAATAATAAGTTTTGTATAATTTGTAATATTCAAATACATTTTTAGTGTGTAAATTATAATCGTTCTGTGACAATATACACATCCATTTAAAGTCATCGAAATTCATATTTAAACTTTGTAATACCATATCCAAATCATATTGAAGGCAAGTTCCATTTACAATATCCAAGTTTCTATATACATATTTTGATTTATATACAAACATATCCATGTCATCGGACAAACACCCGTCTTTACATATAGAATGAACCAATTTACCACATATTTGGTCTGCTTCATTTACGGCAACATAATATTTCATACCATAATCGTATAATAATTGTTTAATGCGTTCAATATCTTCTTTTTTAACACGTGTAAATGACTTTTTCAATTCCAACAATTGACTTTTGTTTGTTTTGATATAATCTTCTGAATAATTATCAATGATATCATAATATTTTTGTTTCGCGATATATTTTTGTTTACTACGTTGAGAAAGGGTTTCCATTTTAATCTGAGTAGGCCGACCATCAAATACAAATATTGCGTCAATACTATAATGATTAATAATACTACACAATTTAAATATATTTGTAAGTAACATGTCTTGAGATTTATATTTATACAAGTATATACTGATATCCACAACAATAGATTTGCCTTTTAAGTCGCTTAAATTAATGATTTTAACTGCCTTGGTGGCATATTGTTTCATTAATTTATTAAGTAGTTTGATTCCCATTGTAAGATGATTATGATTTTTTAATAATAATCATTAATATTATTTTAATATCAATTTTATTGTGTATATACCACAATGTATTTTATACTTAAATTTGTGTTTTCCTTGTTTTACTACGTGGTTTCTTTTTTTTACGTTTTGTTTTTTGCTTTGCTTTCCCTTTTCTACGAGTAGTTTGTTTTAAGGAAGGGTTAAAATTTTCTTCCACGTGCCATTTCATTAATTCCTCCGGGTCTCCTGTCCATCTTCCTTTGTATGATTTTGCCATACGATTCGTCTTTACATTGGGATGTTGTTGAAATGGACCCGTCGCTGATAATACTGCTACGGCAGTTAATAACGATGCCATAGCATTTGATAGATTGCCCTTGCGTATTTCTTTTTTTGACTTTGTCAATAACTTGACACTATGTCCCATAGATACAATCGGTGTTTTTTTTGCATATTCTCTAATAATACTTCTGCTATTTTTTTCATCCAATTGTAATTTTTTAAGATAACTGTTATTTTTTCTTGTAAAACGCATATTGGATTTATTTGTTTTAGTTTTAGATTTGGGGCGTCGGTTTTTTCTAGTTTTAAGATACGATGAAGACATTTATAATATATATAACAGATATTATATATAATAAATAGATACAACCATACAATTTATATTGTATTTATAGTCATCTGAGTAGTTTGTAGAAGTTTTTGCATGTTTGCGCTTTCTTTATTAACGCTTCTATAAAAACGAAGGTATTGGTTTAAAGTTTTTATCAACTCACCCTCATTATGATATTTTTCAATTAATTTCAAAAAATGGCGAAGGGTTTGAGGTGTTTTGTCAAAATTCAGCAGGGAGGTATTATTACTTTTAAAAAAACGAATTGTGTCATTATTATTAAATAACAATAATCCTTTGATAATATAATAGCAAAACACATTTGTTTTTTCCTTGTACAAATTTTCTTTGATGTATTTATCTACATTTTTACTTATTAACATTGAATACGTCATTCCCATATGATTTAACACCTTTGTAATCTGCAACATAGAAAACATTTGTTCTGTCATTAAACATAAATTATAAAACCCCAAACATTCCTTTTTATTGCTTTTCTTCTCTAACATCATAAACCCGTACAACAGACAATTAATATTTGTTGCCCACCATTCATTATAACTTTCGCTGAGTAAAAAATCACTTTTAATACAAAACAATTCGGTTAAATGTTTTTTCACATTAATATCACTTCTTAAGTTAATAAAATCCAAGCATAAACTGTGAAACAACTCATGTATCAAACACTTCAACCACTCTTCTTTTCTATAAATAAGTATTTCACCATCTACATTACAACTGTAAGTAACTGCCGAATTTACGTGTTCTATATTTAATACGCAAAGATTACTCAATGGTAACTTTTTTTCTTTATTTGTTAAATACAAAAATATATTCAGTGATTTTTGATCTTTTTTGTTGGCGTATCCTAATAACATATCAATCATTGATAATACATGGTGTATAGTGTATTTATGTATATCTTGTTTCATAGTTAGGTCATTGACGTTGATTGTGATTTTAATGTTTCTAAGAACGCATGTATAAACAACTACCTTCTCTGTTTTAGAGTAGACTATTTTTCTTAAATCCTTACAACTGTAATGACTATCCAGTAAGTCAGTATTTGGTATGTCGGATGGGGTGTTCGGAACAATCGTTTTAATACGTACCTTATTTTTACGAATCAATGTTTTTACTTTTTTATAAGACTTGTATAAATCATTAAAAAGATTTCCAATTACTTTTTTTTCGGTGGCTCTGGTTTTATTTCGTATGTATAATGTATCCATGTTATCCAATAATACACCTATAATTTCTTCATTAGTGCTCATTTATAATATAAATATAAATAATTTATATTTATATTTATTATTTATATTGTTTTATGATTCATGCTATTTTGATTCATCACGCAACAATTTTCTTATTTTCATTGTGTCATAAAACACAATACTACCTCCTCTGGAAAAGTGAACCAACTTAGCATCATTTGTTAGTAACACCATCTTCTTTAATTCAGGATTTTGTTTGTATTTCGCAAGTTGTCCATTGTACATTACATCTTCGTTTTTACCATTCATCATAAAGTCGTCGTCCATTATAATATTAGATGGTCTAAATTTCTTTTTATTTACCTTACCGGTTTTACCACCTGCCCCTTTTGCTGCGACCGGACTGATCGAAATATCTGATTTACTTTCCATAGTAAACAACTTATAAAAGTCCATATTTTTTTTCTTGAATTTATTTGCGTGGTAATAATGTTCTACGCTTGCCCAAGTATAACCATCCAACTTAAACAATGAAACCACCTTTTTATTTTTGTCCAGGTTTGTGTGAAAATTTGACAATTTGTGTCTCCAATTCTTTATTTTTCCCAACTCAACAAACTCTTGCGCTAATTTTGGAGATATAGTTTCGCCACTACCCTTTCCGGGTGCAACATCTCTAGACTTGCTGTAAAATTGTAAAATGGTACTATCGTCAAACAATGGTTCGTCTTCATCTGTTTTAGATATTGATGGAGTCATCTCTGCTTCATTATCGGATGTAATATCCTCATCGACTTCGCCATCTGATCGAGGCATTGTAGTAGGAAGACCCATATATGTTTGAAATTTGGGGATATAATTATATATAGTTTTTCCTTTAGAACCAGCACAGCGTTCTATCAAATCTTCCCTCAATTTATAAGGAAGTTGATGAAACAACATCGTTCCATTACCATTGTATTTAATTAATTTATAATGGTCGCCTGTATGGTCTACTATTATATAATGTTTTGGATTAAAGTAACCTTTATCTTCTATTTCCTTAAGTGTAAAATCTCCACACGTAACTACTCTCTCTTTTAATCCCATTTTATAGTATTCACTACTTAATACAATCAATTTAATATTCATAATATGTTCAATTCTGGTAATAGAAGATGAGTCTGCCCAAAATTTGCAACTATTGATCATTTTCTTCAAATCTTCTAAGGTTTCAATGCCATCCATAAACTGAAATTCTACTAAGTTACTCTCAGCTACCTTTTTGTCATCCTTGTATTTTTGAAATACAGGTTTAACCGAATCAAATTCGGTTTTTATATTTAATGCTTTGTCTCGCAATATCAATTTGTTGTCCCTATCCGTCTCTTGTTTTGCTTTTGCTGTTATTTTTTTATATTCCTTTGCCAATTCTCCATGTTTTTTTCTTACTTCAATCATCTTATTTGTTAAGTCATTGATCTCATTTGTAATCATATCATAGTTTTCTTTATAGGTATTAAACTGTTCTCGCGTAGTTGATTCACTTAACATTTTCCTGATTTCTGGAACAGTAATAGATATCTTACTTTGTTTTAATCCATCGCGAATAGCCGCAAACAAGCAATCCCCGCCTCCTTCATTATCGAGTATACTATAATTGTTATTTTTATAGAATTCTTCAATCCAGGAAGTAGTTGTCGTGATTTTAAACATGTTTACTATTTCGTCATTTTGTTTTTTAGTTTCTTCTAACTCTAAATAAACTTCATCATCATCTTCGTATATAAATGCCTGTATTTTATCCGTATCGTTTTCTTCTTCTTCTTCATCGCTGTCTGTATCTTCATCGTCATCGATATCTTCCATAAGACCATATTTTTCGATGGTTTCTTGTATGTATTCTTGTGTTACAAATTCAAATAAAAGTGGTCCGTCGATATAAGCAATGTTCAAGTCATTATCTTCATCTAACAATGTAGTATAATTTTCAGCAAGAAACTCGTATATACCTATTTTAATTTGAACATTTTCATTTAATATGAGATAGACAGGAGCAAAATAAATATCGTTATATAAAGATGTATTTACTTTGCCCAAGGAAACATTTACATCCGTATCAAATAATGTAATTCTAAATATAGATACTACTGCTTTTTTATCGTGTTTTTCAACGGATTTATCTTCTTTAAATTTAATATTTTGTATGATATTAGAAACTACCATTATAATTTAAATTAATATTTTATTTATATTAATTTAATATATCAATTTACTACAATTAATTAGTTTATATTTATAAACTTAGAAAGGTATTCATCATTTTGTAGTTCTTCTAGATAAAACCACCGTGTTTTACGATGCTCTACTACAAATTCATTTTCTTGTTGAATTTCAAATTCTATAATATCATCGATGCAGTTTTCTTTTGTTTTTTTTCGTGTAGATAAGTTATAATATTTCATTATATGAATCAAATCTTTTTTTAGGTAATTTATTTCATAGTCCATTTTTAAACATAATATATCATTGTCGTTTACATTATCAGTCTCGTATTCACCATCTGTGTCGTCATATTGTTCTAATGTTTTTTGATATTTGTCATCTACAATTTTTTCAATTTCTTCAAAACAAACACTCCTTAATTTTTCATTATCTCCATCTACAATACGACAGTTCATTAAATAAAAGTATTAATTGTTTTTAATACTTTTATTTTAATAGTTAATCATATAAATTCGTCTGCAAAATCACAACATTTAAACACCGTTTTTTGTGTGAGTCCACAATAAGCACGGGCATTCATATTTGAAATATTCTCTATTTTATCATTTAGTTTTAATTCACACAACGAACCATTGTCGTAAGTGGCAAAAATCAATATATTATTTACTACTTCGTCTAATTCATGTGTTTTTGTTTTATCAGTTAAATACATATCAAATTTTGTCAATAGATCTATTACTATAGTTTTTATAACACTATAGTCAATTAACCCTTCTATCATAATAAATGTTAAAAATTTACTAAATGCCTTCCTGTTTTCATTGATTTTATTGCAACTACAAAATTCATTGTAATCTTCTTCTGGATCGATATATTTAATCTCCTTAAACAATTCGGTATATGTATCGATATCAACTTTATATACTTCCGTTAAATTATATTTAACAGATAAGTCCTTGTATAGTTTGGCGTATATCTCAGACCAAAAAAAGTTTGTTTTACCAATATCAAATATACAAGTAACTACTTCGGTTAGCATCTTTTTATCTTCTACATCATTATTAATTAAATCAATAATTTCGGTTTTAATGATATCATAATTGTCCTTGGTTAATTTGTTTAAATTACTTCTGATTTTATCAATAATAATATTAGTATCGTCTAGTTTTTTCTCTAATTTGGTAACTTTAAAATTTCGAATTTCATTCCAATTTGCCAAATCATTTTTTTTTGTGTGCTTGTGTTTTTTCTTAAAAATAGGTGTTTTTTGATAATTAGGTGCTCCCACCCTCTTTGCCAAATTGTTAATTAGTTGTATAGTGGTTTGTTTTATTTCTTCTATATCTCCTGCTGTTTCTACATCATAAAAAAATTTCAAATTATATCGGTTTAAGTTATTCGTTGAATTTGAAGGTGTGGACTGTAGCATTATAATTATAATTGCTTATGTATTTAATATATTTTCACACAATAATAATTAAATCAAATAAATAAGTCTTTACTTAAATAAACTTAAAAACATTCTTACTTTTAATATTATTAATGATGACTGAACCGCAACCAACACCAAAACTTAAAAATAATAATAAGTCGTATGAAATTAGTGGATGGGAAGATGAAAATCTTGCCCTAAAACCAAAACTAATTAGGGGTATTTATTCAATGGGATTTGAAATACCAAGTAGTATACAAAAAAAAGCATTGTATCCAATGATACATAATATTAATAATAACCGACATAGAGATATTATAGCACAGGCACAATCAGGAACTGGAAAAACAGGTGCTTTTTCAGTAGGAGCACTTCAGTTGATAGATGAAACATCAGATGACACTCAAGCATTGATTATAGCACCAACACACGAATTAGCAGACCAAACCGTGAAGGTAATAAAGCAATTAGGGCATTATTTGAAAATCCGTTCTATGTTATTGGTAGGAGGGACATCTGTTGATAAAAACAAGTCCGATTTACATGAAATCAAACCTCACGTAGTAGTAGGAACACCTGGTCGGATTCATGATATGATACGTCGGCGATATTTAAAAGTAGATAAAATTAAGATTCTTGTGATTGATGAAGCAGATGAAATGATGTCGTCTGGTTTTAAAGACCAAATGTATAATATTTTTCAACCCCTTCACAATGATATTCAAGTTGCGTTGTTTAGTGCTACTTATTCAGAAGAATTGGAAGAGTTGTCTAAAAGTTTTATGCAGAATCCAACTCAAATTCGTGTAAAAGCAGAAGAACTAACGTTACAGGGAATTGCTCAATATTATATTAATTTGATGGACGATGTACAAAAATACGAAACGGTGAAAGATATATTTGAGAGTCTTACAATTTCACAGGCAATCATATATTGTAATAGCACTCATCGAGTTGATGATTTGGCTGAAGCAATGAAAACCGATAACTTTCCAGTTGAAAAAATACATGGAAAAATGTCAGAACAAGAACGAAAAGACAATTATACAAAATTTAAAAAGGGCGCTTGTAGGGTATTGATTACATCTGATTTATTTGCTAGGGGAATTGATGTTCAACAAGTAAGCATTGTTATTAATTTTGATATTCCCAAAAATGAACATACATATCTTCATCGTATTGGTCGATCTGGACGATGGGGTAGAAAGGGTATTGCTATTAATTTTCAAACCAAGCAAGATAGTGATAAACTTAAGCGATTTTCGGATTATTATCATACTGAAATCGCCGAAATGCCTGCAGATTTTACTGAACACTTAAAATCAACCTAAATAAATAATAAGTAAATATATTATTGTTTGCGTTGTAATATCATCATATTTATAACTTGTATTTATAAATATTATGTTTAATAACTTTTTAGAAATAGACAACTCCGCACTGGAAAAAGAAAATGAAACCGATAGCAAATATAAATTGGTATTAAACCAGATATTTAAACAACCAATTGATTACTGTAAAAAAGTTCATCGTATAGAAAATCATGTTCAGGCAGATTTAGAACTGATTAAAAGCGAAGATAAAGAAAGTGAAAGTGTTTATAACATGTTAGTAGATACGGAAACTGAAGTAGGAAAGGAAATACTACCAAATTTTGCCAGTAAATATTCTACTAACACAAGGTATTTAAAGGAAACACAAAAGTTGTTGAAACATTCATCTGACATTATGTTCGATAAGCATATAATTAATAATATGACTGAGTTTTGGATGAATATCAAATCAAATCGTAATTTTGTAGAAACATATCAGTATTTAGAGTTTGAGCGTTTTAGTTACTTAAACTATTCTACCATATTTTTGACATGGCTTACTATTTTAAATTTATTGTCTCCATTATTACAGGTAATGACACCGGTGTTATTACTTATATTACCATTTTTATTGATGAGAACAGTTAGTAATAATGAAAATATGACATTTTCAAATTATTTTGAGGGATTGAAATATGTATTAAGCAACAATTCATTAGGTAAAATGATTATAAACTTTAACAATGGAACAATACAGCAAAAGTTTCAATGTATTATGTTTGTATCGATGTATTTTTATAATTTATATCAAAATTTTATATCTTGCTACAAGTTTTATAAATCACAGTTTGAAATTCAGCAAAATCTCAATTTAACCAAAGAATATTTAAACTATACCATTCAATCCTATGATTATTTTAGTAATAAAATTAAATATTGCAAATTAAAAGAATATGGTTATAATCGCGAAGGGCGATTTATACAGACATTGAATAAATACAGGGAAAAAACAGCAGAATTGTACAAAAAATTCGATTTTGTAAGCGAACACATGGATTACAAATACTGTTCCAATCCTGGTAAAATAATGAAAACCTTCTATGAGTTATATGATTCAACTGAAGTAGACGATGTTATGACTTATTCTTTGGGATTTCATGGGTACTTTGATATATTAAAGTCATTGGTAAGCAAAATTAAAACAAAAACCATACATAAAATAAAGTATACAAAGAAAAACAAATGTAGTTTTAATTCTATATATCATCCGTGTATTAAGGATGTTCCTGTGAAAAACGATATTGATTTTAGCAAAAATAAAATCATAACTGGTCCAAACGCAGCTGGAAAAACAACAATATTAAAGTCAGTTATTGTAAACATATTATTAAGTCAGCGTATTGGTTATGGGTATTTTGATAGCGGTATTATTAATCCATATCGGCATTTTCACTGTTATATAAACATACCTGACAATTGTAGTAGAGATAGTTTGTTTCAATCAGAGGTGAGAAGATGCAAATCTATATTAGATACCATAAAAAAACATCCAAACGAAAGACATTTTTGTGTATTTGATGAATTATATTCTGGAACCAATCCATACGAGGCTATTTCTAGTGCTACATCATATTTAAAGTATATCAATCAATACAACAATGTATCATTTGTATTAACAACACACTTCATGAAAATATGTAACTTACTCAAACATGAAACACGAATAGAAAATTGCCATATGAAAACCGATCAAGAAAATGATACATTAACTTATTTTTACAAAATGATTTTAGGAATATCTGGTATACGTGGTGGGATATCCGTTTTAAGGCAATTGGATTATCCGGATACTATTGTTAATGCTGCTAAGCAAATATTAAAAACCATTTGATTCGTTAAAATTTATGATTAAATATATGTATTGATATAAAATTATGTTTAGTAAAGAAATTGTTTTATCAGTAGGATTGACATTATGTTCAACTATATTGATTTATTTATATGTAAAGTCAAGAGTAAATAGTCTTGAAAATAAAGTTAACTCATTAATACAAATTATACAAAGTCACGGACAATTATCTCATGGAGATTCTCATGTACAAATGGCCGGCGACAGACAAACAGATTATGAAAAAATAGTAGTATCGGATGATGAAGACGATAGCAGTGATGAAGAAAGTAGTAGTGGGGAAGAAGATGATGAAGAAGAAGAAGAAGAAGAACCCAAAGTAATGATGACATTGGAACCTAAAGACGAAGAATCAACGGTTGATATCGAAGTAGATGAGGGTGACCTAGCGGGTAAAGAAATATTGGAGTTGACTTCTCCACACGGACTTCATGATATGGTTGAACATGTTGCATCGTCCGAAGAAGATGGACTTGATGATATGGATGATTTAGATGAAAATTTAGAAGAAGAAACGGTAGAAGATTATTCTAGTATGGGTAAAGTAGAATTAAGAAAGTATTGCGAGAGTAAGGGATTTGAAACAAAGGGGAAAAAGAAACAAGAACTACTTGAATTATTGAACCAATAATCACATTCATTAATTTAGTTTATAAAAATATCATAATATGGTTTAATAAAATATCATAATATAATATATTAATAATGAGTTGGAGCACATGTTATAAGGGTTCAAATAATATTTATTCTGATTTTCCAGCAATGATGAGCGATGGACGAATTCATACGGAGAATGAAACTGCTTGTGATATCAACAATCAACTACAGAAAAGTGTTGGAATCGCAAACAATTATGATTACAGACAGTATCTAATGAATAACGGGTTGGATATTATGTCTCAAAACATGGAATCATCTCAAGGATGTTCCAATGTAAAAACATTTTCGGATGTAGTAGCACATGGGAAGTATCTGTTTAAAAGTATGTCCGATTCAACTACTCCATTTGGTTATGAAAAAACAGATTTAAAAAATCTGTACTTGTCTAGAAAACAATTGGAAAGTAAAATGACTGCTCCATTTGTTACACAAGAAGAATTATTAAAACAACGTGCTGGTAAATAATTTAGTAAATTACCAATATGTAAATAAAGTAATTAAATTATTATAATTTTAAAACAATAGATTATAATAATTATAATATAAATGAAATTAATTAGTATAGATGTTGGAATGAAGAATTTAGCATATTGTTTAATGGAAGTAAATACGAATGACTCTTCTGGTTATATAAACAATAATCTAAATTATAAAATTATAGATTGGAATGTTATAAATTTAACAGATTCAGACAAATATATTTGTAAATGCTTGATGAAAAATAATAAGGAATGTAATAAAAAGGCAAAGTATTTTAAAAATACAACCTATTACTGTAAAACACACGCAAAACAAAGCAGTCATACAGTTCCAACCGATGAATTAAATATAAAAAAATTGGACAAACGACTGGTTTCGGAATTAAAACAATACATAAAAAAATATAACATATCCATAGACCCTTCTATTAAAAAACATACCAAATCAGTTTTATTGGATGCTATCAAAAAGGAGTTAATTAATAATTATTTAATGCCTGTTGTGATAAAAAAAACCAAATCTATTAGTTTAGTGGATTATGGTATTGCTTTAAAGGAAAAATTCACAGATACATTTAATTATGAAGAAGTGGATAAGGTTATTATTGAAAATCAAATAGGTCCATTGGCATTGCGAATGAAAACATTACAAGGAATGATAACTCAACATTTTATCGAACAGGGAATCGAAGACATTGAAATGATTAGTGCTTCGAATAAATTAAATCAAATGGTTGGGAATGGGAAAAAAACGTGTTATAGTGAGCGGAAAAAAGCAGGTATAAAATATACTCTAGGGGATTTAAATACACACAGTGAAATTTCATCTTGGTTTGAACATTTCAGTAAACATAAAAAAAAAGACGATTTGGCAGATTGTTATTTGCAAGGAAAATGGTTTATTTCTACACTTAAGATGCAATCTAACAATAAAAAATAACAATAAATAACCGTTGTATAATTAGTTTAATTATTATATTAAATACGTAATAATTAAATAATAGTGCGGATTACTTAAAATTAAAAGTTCTAGATAAAACATAAGTATGAGTATTGAACTTAAATTATCAGAAGAAGTAATGCCGGGTCCAACCGTTGTTCCAATTAGTAGCGGTGGTCAAAAATCGGTTAATTTTGGACCAGGAGCAGAAATGCTTATGAATCCGAGTAAGCAAAATAAGTCAAGTGAACAAAAATCTGACATTAAATTGTCAGAAATCAATGATTTGGAAGACATTGATATTGGTGACGGACGTGCTCCTAATATTTCTGTTAGTAAGGGAGATTTTTTGTTAAACGCCGTGTCCAATCTTTCGGATGACGCACCAATCAAATTAAACATCGATTCTACATCTTTGAATGATATTGGTATTTCCAATGGAACTGGTCCATCGTTGATGGGAAATTTAGGGAAAACACAGTCCAGTGATGGATTTAAAAGTTTTACCGATATTCCAGTGAATCCAGAAACAAGGGTTCCCGAAAAACCCCGACTAACTGGAAAAGATTTGCTGAAGGAAAAGTTTAGTTATTTGCGGAAATTGGAGGCATTGGAAAAGAAAGGAATTACATTGAGTAAAAAGTATTCGATGGATAGTAGTTTGGATGAAATGAAAGGAGAATACGAAATGATTAAATCAGAGCGAGAAAAGGACAACAGTAAAAAGTTTCAATCTAAGATGCTGATGGCATTTATTTCAGGAGTCGAGTTTTTAAATAATAAGTTTGACCCTTTTGATTTAAAGTTGGATGGGTGGTCTGAAGCAGTCAATGAAAACATGGACGAATACGATGAGGTATTTGGCGAATTGCATCAAAAATATGGTGGTAAAACAAAGGTTGCTCCAGAGTTGAAATTATTGTTTATGTTGGGAGGCAGTGGGTTGATGCTTCATATGACCAATACGATGTTTAAGTCATCAATGCCTGGAATGGACGATATTATGAGACAGAATCCTGAATTGATGCAACAGTTTACACAGGCAGCGGTAAATACAATGGGAGAAAGTAATCCTGGTTTTGGTAACTTTATGTCGGATTTTTCTAGGGGTGGAAACAACAATAGTATGCCTCCTCCACCAGTTATCCCCCCACGTGGATCTCCGCCTGGTCCTACACAGGAAATGAAGCGAAATCCTCCTAGGCAAAACAAAAAGGTAAGTATTTCACGACCAGATATTAGTGCGGCTAGAGGTGGAAATCCAGTATTTAATGATGCTGAAAACATGGATTCAAATTATGGAAGTGCTCGTGCTGAAATGAAGGGACCAGGAGATTTAAGAGACATTCTTGCTGGATTGAAAACCAAAACAATTAATATCAATGAAGGTACAAAAGATGGAAGTACCATTAGTTTACAGGAATTAGAAGAAATCCAATCTATGGATTTGTCTTCTAAGAAAAACAAGATGGTAAAAAGCAAGCGAAAGAAGTCCAACCGCAATGTAGTTAACTTGGGTATTTAATCAGTATACTAATACATGAACATTAAATACGAGACAATACAATATATTACAAAATATAATTATAAATATAAATATATTTTATACACTATACAACTATGGTATTAGGATTTTTATTATATGAAGCAATTGATGTAGCTTATCACGCTACAAAATTAACATTTAATAGCGCGTCTTTTTTATATAATTGGTATTACGATATCAGTATTCATAACTTGGATAATAAAATACAACACGAAGAAGAACATGTTAAATTATTGGAAGATAGGGTGAAGCAATTAGAACATTTATTGGACGTAAGTAGAAATGTTGTTCGAAAAAATGATGTAGATGCCTATTGTGATTCAATATAAGGTATAATAAAGTGTTATGTTACACATTTTATTATATTACATTATAATTTACATTTCTTTCTTGTTTTATTGATTTTATGATTTCGTCGTTTCATAGTCTTTGATTTATGGGTTGTTTTTCGTTTAATTGGTTTATTGTTGTTTTTGTTTCGTCTAGTTTTTCTTCCCCCCTTCTGTTTTAAAATAGATTCTAGTTCAATAAGTTGTCGATTTATCGTTTTAATCTCTTGTTCTTTTTCCCCCAATTCAACTTGTTTCTCAGCAATATACGAATTATGCGGATTTTCCATTGATTGAGAATTTTTTATCTCGGTAGAGATTTCCATTTTTTCATCTTCCATATCATTTATTCTTTTCTTTACTTCTTTTATTTTTTTAGCAGTTTTATTAAATGATTGCTTAATTAGGTTGTCTTCTGATGCGTCTAAATCTATAAACCACTTTTTGTTTGCTATGCCTTTCATAATTGTCTTAAGTTTATCAAATCGATTTGGACAATTTAACACACCCGCATAACTGTTTTTTATTTGCTCACCCAATATATTTCCCAATTTGCCAACAAGAGGTTTTTTGTTCCATTCTTCTTCGGTTATCATCTTAGACTGAAACAATGTTAAATCCACGTAAATATCGACATCAACTATTTTATTTTTGTTGTCTTCTTGTGGTCGTATTTTAGTATCAAAGAAAAGTCCTGACGGTCTTTTTTGAATGTTGGGCGAGTGAGATATAGAGTATGTAGTTGTATTGTTTGGTTTTATAAGTTTGTTTAAGTCTTTTACATTAGATACAGGTTGATATTTTGCCAGTATAAAATCCAAATTAAATTTTGTGTTTTTTCGTAGACGCTCCAATGTATTTTCTGAAATAACATTATTGAAATTATTCAGTTTTACGCCATCGTTAAGCAACTTATTGATATCTACATCATAATGTTCTTTTTCAACATACTTAAACTTTAAAAGTTTATCAGTTGTGACATTTGGTATTGTGTTTGTTATGTTTTCATACTTTTCTTGATATTCATTTAATTCGGCCGGATCAATATATGTTTCAAATGGTTCAAATCGAATAGAGTAAATGTATTTTTTCCGGTCGTAATAATTACGTTTATTTAAGGGGTCTTCGCGAATGCCTGTTACTTTAGCAAGTAGATTGTGGTTGGGATGAGATGGATAATTGTATTTTACGATATCCCCTTCTTTTAATTCGGTGTATTTATCTACTTGTGCATATTTGTCTGCTTCAGAAAGCAACTCTACATTGGATATTTTAAGAGGAAAATACCTTGAACCAGAATAATTGGTTTTATAAAACCATTTTAGATT